CTAATTCTACATGCCAATTGGTTAAATGTCAAGCACCGTCATCATGATTCCACATGTGTTCTATGTCCTTAGCCTGACCAGAATCAATAACTGGTTTAAGAACATTTTTATCTGGAACCAATGCTATCTGTCCATCTGGAGTATCTAGTAAGAAAGTCTCGCCAGCCTGAGCTCGATCAACTATCTCACTAAAGTTTTCCTCCAGATATTTTAGACTTATGATTTTCATCTCATTGTTTGATCTAGTGGATTATTTTTTGATTTCGGTTTTGTTGGTTTTGGTGTATTATCTAAGTACAAGCCTTTATCAGTAGAATCATTCAGTGATTTAATGTGATCTATCTGATCTCTGTTCTTTAATAGGTCAAGCATCTGTTGTGCATGAGTCAGTTCAAATGGATCAGTATCTAAGTTATCTCTAGTTCCTTTTCCATCTGGTGTCTCCTCCTCAAGGTAAACCATTTGTATGTTGTTCTCTACCAAGAGAACCCATCTCCATGCTCTCTTACCCATTCCCTTATTATACATTTCAATAGCGCATTGTGATGCAGCCATTCCACCTTGGTTGGCAAGTCTTAATACATATGCACCATTTCCATCTGGTAACATTTTGCATTTTTTGATCTTCATAGACTTGAACCATTCTTCCATGACAAATGGGTCGTTCATTGAGAGGATATAAATTTCATCAACGATAGTTTCTTTGATAAAAGTATCGTGTAATGCTTCATACTCTTTTACCATCTGAGTGCATGGAGGAGTGTAAGCGCCACACACAGCAACGATGAGGACATCCTTATCCGCAAAAAGATCATGAACTGCTTTCTTAACTAATTTTCTTTTTGCGCCTTTACCGCTTAGGAAAAACAGTTCAGCGTTTGGTAACAAATTCATTTCTTTAAAATAACTTTCATGTATAGTATGTATGCTAATAAATTATAAAGCATTTTAGATTACTAGTCAACCTTTAACAATAATTCAAATTCCTTTAATATATCAGCTTCTGAATCGTGATCTTTAATATTACAATACTCCAACCATCTAAGAGTTGTCTTGTCTGGTTCTCTTAAACCTCTGGCATATAGTATAGTATCAACTCTATCAACTAGAGTATTGAATAAGTTTACTATGTGTTCAGAACGTTCTCCTATTACACTTTGAATTTCTTCTCTTGATACATCAATTTTGTACATTTGAAATTCATTACCATATATCGAATGGAAAAGTCCTGCTTTGACCTCATCCATAGGTCTACCATAGTGATAGAGTAAATCAGAAACTCTTATAGAGTGCGACAATAGAGAATCCTCTTCACGGAGATGAGGAATCTTATCAGCACCAAGTTTGATCATGTAGTTTATATACTCATCCACTGAGATTCAATGTAAGGGATAGTCGAGGTTCTTTATTTTCTGCAACAGAGTGCATGGTTCCAGCTGGTATAATTAAAACATCAGATGGATCTACCTCTTGAGATTTTCCATTAATGATCCATGTACAAGCGCCATAAATTGGTTTTACTATAACATGATAATCATGGTTGTGTGGATCAAAACTGGCTCTATGTTTTGTAGTGCCAGCACTCAAATACATATTGGCATTGGTTTCTGATCCTTTATATTCATATAGCTTATCGTCAAGAGACCTAAGTTCTGCCGTAAGATCCATGATGTTACTAAGGAGACTAGTGAATCCTAGATCATATAATCTTTTCCATCTTTCATAGTAAAGATAACCCCTAGAATCAAAGAAACCATTAGACTTTTTCTGACATTGATTTATAACTTCCAAGGCTGGTTCTGGCCATCTATATTTGATTTGGAGAAGATCTAATATCTTTTCCTCATCAATAGGTATATCATGTGATTTAATAATTTCTGCTGCACCTTCTAGATACGGCATAAAATCAGGAACTGGTGGTCTTTGCCACTGTTGATAACTATTCATTATCGAAATAATCCTTCCTGTAATAACGACCTAAAACATTACTATTGTAATAGGCTGGTTCTCCATTGTCAAGAGATTCTGTCAAAACATCATTCAAAAAAAGTTGTCTCGTCTCTTCGTAGTTTACTTTACCGAGGGTTCTGTGTAGGGATAAGATCTCTCTTGTAAAGGATTCTTTTCCATGAAGTTTGATATCATCTTTAAGCTCTGGTGAGCTGCCATAATACTTCTTCCAATCGCTCTCGCTTGTGACTCGACGCTTCCCTCCTCTAGGTTTCCGTTTCTGTACAAAGTACTTTCTGCCAATGTACTTCTTGCCTGTTGTCTTATTAGTAATGAGGTAGACGTAACCGAAGAAATCGCCAATGTCGTCAGAAGTAAAAGGTTTACCCTCATATAGCCAGGGGTTTTCGTAAACTCCTTCTTCAACCATTCCATTATTTTCATGTTGTTATATTATATATTCTTCAATTTTCGCCATGTATCTTTCCAACCTTTAACCTCCTCTACCACTCCCAACTTGTTCTGTAAAATCTTATCTGCTAGTGGTCTATCATTACCATTCTTATCTAATCTATCGCCAAAGAATACGACACTACCATCCATGAAATCTTTTGCGATTTGTCCTTTGTCACTTCCCTTATCTGATATGTCTATACCTGTAACACCACCCACAAAGGCATGTAATTCTGGAAACTTCTTATTGAATCTTTCAGCAATATCTCTTCTCTCATGTTTAATTTCATCCCAATCACTATAAACTAATCTCTCTACTTTATTTGCTCCTCTACCTACGACACTAAAGTTGACACATCCTGGCCTCTCTTCTATATGATTACCAGTTCTAACTGCAAACGTGCTGTTGTGTAATTCCTCTGTAAGAAACTCTCTAGCTTCTAGGGGTAACTCCCAAGGATTTGTGTAAACTCTAATATCACCTTCGTACACATCATTGCCAGCACAATTATACACCCTCTTACAATTACAGTAGAGAAGGTGTGTGATTTGTTCTATAGTTTTCTCTCTATTACTTCCTGTGACAAGATACACTTCGTTTGCTAAGGCAAAACTATTGAAGAATATCAGAAAGTCTGCGTCAATTTTCTCTCTACTAGGAGTGAGAGTCCCATCGACATCAAAAATGTATTTCATAAAGTGATTATACTATCAATTACTTATCCTGTCAACCCTACTCTCCGCCACCATTTCCACCGTTGCCGTTACCACCATTACCGTTCCCATTGCCACCATGGCCGTTCCCATTGCCATTAGAACCGCCTTTCTTACCATTAGACTCATCATTCTCATTCTCTGGTTTTAACATACCACCATATCCTACACGATATCCTTTAGGAATGGGACGACATTTCTTCATATCGTTACAATAGTATTCACCTTCACCACACTTTTTCTTGCCCTCACTGATGCCTGCTTTCCTCAATCTATCTGCCTGACTAGTGTGCATCTTTACTGCAGCATCTAATTCTTTAGCAATCTTCTTGACGTTTTTAGGAATCTTTTTTTCTTCATCTATGTCTAAGAAATTAACATACTTATTATGTTGCTTCTGTTTTAAAACCTTTCTTGCAATCGCACCAGCATCTCTACCTGTTGTTTTTGTAGCTGGTTTCTTATTTGATCCACCACCTAATACAGATACCTTTCTCTTGATTGTTGAGAGCATAGTCTCACTAAGAATTTCACCATTCTCAGGTTCAAAGGAACAGTTCCACTTTCTAAGTGCCTTATTGATTCTTGAATCTGGATCTCTTGCAGTCTTAGCAGAGGTGAGTTTCTTTTTCATTCCACTCATTCTCTTACAGAATGATTTTCTCCTGTTCGCTGCCTTAGATCCTTTCTTTAACTTAGATGGTTTGGTTGTAACCGCAGTCTTAAGTTTTGAGCCTGGGTTTGCAGCACGATATGATGCAACACCTTTTGCATTTAGACCACCCGATTCACTCTTGCCTGCCTTTCTCTGCCATGCTGGAGATCTTTTAAACTCATCTATTTGTTCTACTTCTTCTTTAACTTTTTTTTTAGGCACAAATTTAACAGGTCTTGATACTGTTGCCTGTGTTTTATCATCAAGAACTGATACTCTTGGAAGAGTTTTGCCAGGTGTACCTTTACTCTTAAAGTCTTTATGTGTTCTCTTATAATCAGAGTATGTCATTTTGTGGTAATTAGTGCCTTTAGCTACTTTCAATTCATTGATGTTCACTGCTTCCGTTGCCAATCTCATCCCTGTTTTCTTATCATTAGTTTTTTTCTCAGGTCTATTATTGTTAGTCATCTTATCAACCTGTCTGCCTAACTTTCCGCCAATTTTAGATCCTACATATCCACCAGCAAGTTCACCAGCAACCATTAAAGGTCCATCAGGAATTGCTGCTCCAGCAACACCACCCAGAGTACCACCTATTGCAGCCCCTGCTTTTTCAAAGTTACCAGATCCAACCTGTTTCTTTGGATTTCCTTTCTTTGCACTTGTAACTGCATTTCTACCCTTTGTAACAACAGCTTTACCAACCTTTTTCTCTGCCTGCTGTGCTATTCTACCACCTTTCTTTCCACCTATCCTTACACCAGCGTCTACTATTGCACTGTACTTTCCTCTCTCGTTAATATATTCTACCCCTTCTTTCTTCATTTTTTTCGCAACCATATCATCTTCTTTCTTTTTCTTTTTAGCAATAGCAATCGCTGCCTGTTGTGCAGGGTTTGCTGAGTATGCTTCACTCCTAGTTATTTTTTCATCCTTTGGATTCTTATCTTCATTTTTCTTGAGTGCAGAACTGCCATCTTTCTTTATAGGATCGCCATACTCATCTCTCGTATATTGGTTTCCAATTTTACCCATAGTAAATTGTCTGCCAATTTTTCCTCCTCCCTCAAGTATAGGAGAAAAATCTTCTATGACCTGTGCTCCTTCTGGTTTATTATTTTGAGCTGACATTCTCTTAGCTTCTTTTTGTTTCTGTGCTAATCTCCTCTTCTGTTCTCTTGCAATTCTCTTCGTCATATACTGATTAGCTGGAGATGTCTGATCCATCTTAGAAAACTTTTTATGTAGTGCATCTAAGTTCTCATCAGATTGTCTCTGCATCTTAGAGTCTGACATTTCTGATATCATTGATAGAAGAGATTCTTTCACTGGCTTTTTCTTATCAGTACTAACATATGTAGGTTTTGCCGCACCTGACTTAGACTGTTGGTTTGGATCTGCTGCCTTCTTTCTTCTCTGAGCAGAGAGTCTTTCTGCCTTTGTCATTGATGCTCTTTTCTTTGATGATACACACTTAGGAGTACCCTCACCTGGCTCGTCACTTGCACAGGTTCCGCCTGTGACTACATTGACCCAACCACCTTTACCATCTTTAGACTTAGATCCCTTGAACCAATCACGAAGATTACCTTCAGTTTGTGTTTCTTTTTTCTTTTTCCCCTTTATTGATAATATCCGCTTATCTTCATCACCATTCAGATCTATCTTCCTTTGCAAGATGATGTCAGGCAGAATACCTTCATCATAAGTTCTTGTTAAAGATTTAGCTTTTTGTTTTATTCTATCCTTGATTGATCTGCCAACCATTTCTAATTTTTTCTTTGGGGAATAAGGATTTTCTGGTTTGATTTTATTGGGATTGGCTTTACTTATCTCAGGTAGATACTCCTCTTTAGTCTCTTCCTTATCTTCCTTAGATTTTTTAACAATATTATTAACTGGCTTGTCAAGTTTATCCTTTAAATCTTTTAGTGGATTTCTCTTAGAATTTTTAACAGTATCACTGAAACTAGGATTGGGATTTCTACCTTGATTAGCACGGTGTTTAAAAACTATACTCTCTACATCATCCCATCCACCCTCTTTTACTGGTGTCTTAGGAATCATTACAGGTTCAAACATCTTCTTCTTAGCCCAATCATCTGGAACCATAAGGTGCTTAGTCTTAAATGCCATGTGTAGAACAGTAGTATCAATACCATTATCCTTGGCAATCTTTTTCATCAACTCATCTACCTCATCATAGGTAGGATAGTCCATCTTAACTAGACCGTCTTCCAGTTCCTTAACGTAATCTTCATTTACATCACCTTTATTTTCATTATCTTTTTCTTTCATTTGTTGTCTAAGTCTTTTTTCTGGATCATTCTTCATTTTACCTAAGATGTCTCCAATGCGTGTCAACTTTGGAGTTTGATTCTTCCTTGACTCGCTTTCATTATTTGGCGACGACTCTTCCTCTTTAATCTGTTCAGAAGGTATAGGAGATTTGCCTGGCAAATATGGACTACTTGAAGGTTGAGTTTTCTGTTTTTGTTTTACCTGATTCGGTTTGAGAGGTTTATCATTTTTAGGCAATGGATCTGCCATTTCAGTAACTTTCTCTGGTAATCCCTTGTGTTTGGTTGAAGCAAACTTTTCTACATCAGATTTTTTCATGCTGGTAGCAACTCCTTGAACCTCAGGCGACGGCGGCGTTTTGAGAGTACCTTTCTGATACGCTCTAACAATTCCCATGAATCGTTGTTGTTTTTTTGAGACTGCTGGCATGTCATGTACCTAATCCTTTTCCTGATTTCATATTTTCTTTACTACCATATCTCGCTCTCGTCTCTACATATCCTTTTGTGTCATCACCGTAACCCATCTCTTTGGCATCTTTCTTGAGTTGTTGGTTTGCCTTATGTTGTTTGAGATACTTACCCTCACCATCAGTCTTCTGACCTTTGATTTTCTTCTGTTGATTACTACCACTTCTCATAAAGGCACCCTTGCCATACTTATCTGTGATAGATTTCTTCACTGCATCTAGAACGGAATCCTTAGATGTTGATGCTGGTTTCTTAGTTCCACCTACATCATAACCTTTCTCTTTCTTGAAGCGAGTGGCTTCTTGAAACTCTTGAAAATTTTTCACTTTTTATTTGCCTCATGCTTAGGGTTCTTCTTAGGATCTTTTAAATTCTCCCTCTGACTAGCATGATGGTCTACTCTTTTACCCATACTCAATTTATAACGAGGAGTTTTCAAAGGTGTCTTTCCATCTTTCTTCATAGTAATCTTCGCATCCCTATTCTTACGATGCCCTTCAGCGCCAGTGTCACCAGTTTTCTTAGACTTTACAGGGTTAGATTTGTTTTTGGCATATCCAAAGTGTTTTGGTCCACCACCTGTCTGTGATCCACCTTGAGTTGATAGATACTTATTTCTACTGACTGATGCCTGCGATAGATTGTACGCAGCTCTTTCATTCTTCTCTACACCTCTTCTACCACCTTTTCTATACTCGTAAGAATTTCTTCTATTTTCACCTTTCTTTTTTGCGATGGCATAAAACTTGTCTGACATCTCTTTATTCTCATCAAGTAAGTCAAGTTCATCTCTCCAATCAGAGAATCCTTCACTCTTAGCCTTCTTCTTACTACTGTTACCCCAGTTAGCAGCACCCACCTTACGACACTTGGATAATGCACCAGAACCA